CAATCAGAAAAAATACAAAAAGTTGTAATAGAATCTATGTGGACTGTTTCTCAGTGGGCAGGTGACTTTAATCCTATGCATGTGCACGACGGTGATTTGTCAGGTGTTTTGTATACGAGGATACCAGAAAGCATGGATGAAGAAAGATCTAAAGAAGATCATTTTCCTGCAGTCGGTGACATAGTGTTCTCTTATGGCAACGCACAACACTTTAGTGAAAACAATTTTCAACACAGCCCTAAAGTGGGGGATATTTTTTTATTTCCTTCTTGGTTAACGCATTGCGTTTATCCATTTAGAACACCTAACCAAGAGAGAAGATCTACATCTTTTAATGTTAAAGTAGTGCCGAGAGGAGTGGCAAGTGAGCAATATAAGCCGTCATTAGAAACTGGCGGTCCTCAAGGTTTAAAAGATGATGTCGTGCAAGACACAACCGTTGAAGATAGACTGGATAGCGTTTTTACTGCAACTTATAAAAAGTAAATGCGTAAGGAAAAGTTTCCTATGGTTAGAATTACATGGCTTGACGCAAGGGATATGGAAACTGGTTGGCTTGAATTAAAAGAAATACAAGCTGCGCCGTTAGCCGTGTGCCAAGAAGTTGGCTACATGGTTGTGAACAATGATGATAAATTAATTATAATGAGATCTTGGTGCACAGATAAAGATGATAATCATGGTGGAGGAGCTATCGCTATACCACGTGGTTGGGTAAGAAAAATAGAATATTTAAAGGTAGAATATGCAACTCAATAAAGACACAGAATTTGTTATGTATGTTGATAATTTTTTAGAAGAAAAAAATTTAAAACATATGCAAGAAACGTTTAGCAATCTTAATTACGGAACAGCAAAAGATATGCATGGTAATGTTTACGGTAAAAGACACACTTTTTACATGAGAAAAAAACCAGATGCTTATGTTGGAAAGAAAATTTTAAATGATCCTATTTTAAAACAAATAAAAGACATGTTTTATCCTAATAGAAATCTAGAAACTGTATCAATTCATGCTCACATAAAAGATGTTATGAGAGAACCCTTGTTTCATATGGATGCAGATGATGGCGTTTGTGCTATCTTCCTTTTGTTTGTCAAAGGTGAGCCATTATTAAACAATGGCACGGGTTTTCTTTATGACCAACAACTGTCATCACACATTGGTTTTGTAGAAAACAGAGCTTTATTTTTTAATTGTAGTAAAATTTTACATTCAGATTTACAAGCACTTGGAGAAAGTAGCCCGAGGTATACACTAAATATATTTTTTAGAGAGCCTGATAAGTGATAATTAGTTTTAGTAGTTCATATGCAGATCATTTAGAAAAACCTGTGCCAATAAAAAAAGTAATACCAAATTGGTACAAAAATATGAAAATAATTATAGAGGATGCAAATAATAATACGATAAGAAAATGTCAGCCCGTACTGGATAGCATGACTATGGGATACGCAATATTGTCCCCTATAGATATTCAATTTACAAAAAACGAAGCATTTGGAGATAATAATTATGAGATAAAAGTTAGACCTGCCAGGCTTTTAGATTATGAATCAATACATAAAGTTCATACAGAAAGTGAGTTCAATGTTGGAGTTCAAACTCACGCAGAAATACAAATAAGTAAAACAATGATTTATGACGAAGAGGTGCCAGTTGCATTTAAATTTTTAAATCCGTGGGTAATTAAAACACCACCAGGATACAGTTGTTTGTTTACTTCACCTTTTAATACAGAACGAAGAGATACAAGAATTATAACTGCAGTGGTAGATACAGACAAATATGAGACGTTTATAAATTTTCCATTTTTTTTAAAAGATTGGGATCATCACGTCTCTAGAAAAAAAGTAGTAAAGAAAGGCACACCGATTGCTCTAGTCTTCCCTTTTAGAAGAGATGACTGGGAGATGAAAATTAATAATGACCCAAACTTAAATAAAAAAATAAGTATATGGAGTTGGAATTATTTTTCAACTTTGTATGATTTATACAGGAGTAAAGTATGGACAAGGAAAAATTACAAATAAAACTTTTTATTGGCACCCCTTGCTATGGAGGTATGTTGTCATCAGATTATTTTAAAAGTTGCATGCAATTAGTAGCTTTAGCGGCCTCCAACAAAATAGAATTACAGTTTGGAACCATAGGCAATGAGTCTTTGATAACTAGAGCTAGAAACACTTTAGTGCAATTGTTTATGGATGGTGACTATACTCATCTTTTATTTATTGACGCAGACTTAGCATTCAATCCAGAGGCTGTAATTAGAATGTTAGATTACGATAAGGACGTTGTCACAGGAATATATCCTAGAAAAACAATTGATTGGATAAAAGTAAAGAAGAGAATTAAAGAAAATCCAAACATATCGGAGGATGAGTTACTGGCCTCATCTTTGCAGTACAATTTAAATGTTAAAAACCCTGAAAAAATCCTGTTAGATAAAGGTTTTATAGAAGTATTAGACGGACCTACTGGATTTATGTTAATTAAAAGGCAAGTATTTGAACAAATGGCAAAGAGTTATCCTGATTTAAGTTTTGTTCCTGATCAACATATTAATCAATCACATGACAAAGAGTTTGATTATCATAAAACATCCAACTGGAATTTTACTTTTTTTGACACAATAATTGAGCCAAAAACTAGAAGATATCTCTCAGAAGATTATGCTTTCTGCCGTTTATGGCAAAATATAGGCGGTAAAATTTACGCAGATATAGTGTCTGGTATGACTCACTATGGTAATTATGCATTTAAAGGCAATGTGGGAACTCAATTCTTGCCACAAAACAATAAGTAATTTAATAATAAATCATGCAATTAATAGATTTAAAATTTAAACCAGGCGTTGATAAACAAGACTCAGCATATTCAGCAGGAGACTCAAGAAAGTACATAGACTCTGATTTTGTAAGGTTTCATTACGGAAAACCTGAAAGGTGGGGTGGATGGAAATTCCTACCAAATCCAAACAAAACAGTGGTAGGTGTGGTTCGTGACACTCATAGTTGGATAGGTTTAGATGGAACTAGATATCTAGCTTTAGGAACTGATAGAAAATTATACATTTACTCTGAAGGTATAATATCAGACATAACTCCTTTACGTGACACAGAATCATTATCAAATCCGTTTACCACCAATGGCTCTACTACAGTCACTGTTACAGACGCTTCTCATGGAGCTATCGTTGGCGATTTTGTTACATTTGACTCTTTCTCATCAATAGATGGTTTGGACATGAATCAAGAATTTGAGGTCATTACAGTGCCGTCAGCTAACACATACACTGTAACTCATACAAGCACTGCTTCAGGGTCTACTTCTGGTGGCGGAGGATCTGGCAACGCTAAATATCAAATTAATGTAGGACCCTCTACCTCTACTTATGGTTATGGTTGGGGTACATTAACATGGGGAGAGAGCACTTGGGACACTGCTAGATCATCATCAAATGTTGTTGTAGCAGGACGTAACTGGTCTTTAGATAATTTTGGTGAAGATTTAATAGCAACAGTTTTAGACGGAGGCACTTTTATTTGGGATACTTCAGGAGGTTTAAGCAATAGGGCTACTGCATTATCAAATGCACCTACTGCATCAAGATTTAGTTTAGTATCTACGGACACTAGACATTTACTTATTTTTGGAACTGAAACAACTATTGGTAACACTTCAACACAAGATGATTTACTATTTAGATTTTCCGACAGAGAAGATGCAACAGATTACACACCTGTCTCAACAAACGAAGCGGGCTCATTACGTATTTCTGATGGTTCAAGAATAGTAGGAGCTGTAAAATCTGCAGGTCAAATATTAGTTTGGACAGATACATCTTTACACGGTGTTCAATTTGTGGGCACACCTTTTACTTTTGGACTGAGACAGTTAGGAGCTAACGCTGGATTAATAGCACAACATGCAGCAATAGAAGTTAACGGAATAGCTTATTGGATGTCAGACGACGCTTTTTACTTGTATGATGGTGTTGTTAAAAAAATGCCTTGTTCGGTTCAAGATTTTGTTTTTGACAACATAAGCTACACAAACAAAAATGACATAGCTGTGGGTCTAAATACAGCCTACAATGAAATTATTTGGTATTACCCTTCTGCTAACGCAACGCAGATAGATAGAGCGGTAGCATACAACTACCTAGAAGGTACTTGGTATACTGTAAGTTTGGGAAGAACTACTTGGTTAGGAGCTTATGTATATGAATCACCAATAGCAACAGAGTATAATGCTAGCTTAACTGCAAACATATCTACAATTTTGGGATTAACAGCAGGTGCATCTTTTGTTTATGAACATGAGCAAGGAAATAATCAAGCTGATGGCACAGCTATAAGTGCCTTTTTAGAAACAGGTTCTGTTGAAATTGCCGATGGGGATCAGTTAATGTCAGTAAGTAAATTAGTGCCTGATTTTACTAACTTAGCAAACACAATGACAGCCACTTTAACTTTGGAACAATATCCTCAGTCAAGTTCAAATGTCACAACGAGTGGCAGTATTACGAGCACAACAGAAAAAATTAACGTAAGAGGAAGAGGCAGAGCAGTAAAAATTAAATACGAAACTTCTACGGTAAATGATACACCTTGGAGATTAGGATCACAAAAATTACAATTACGTCCAGATGGTAGAAGATGATCTGTATTAAAGATAATACATTATCAGAAGAAGAAATTAAAAAACTATTAGAATTTACAACTTATCCAAATGAAAAATGGGCAGACAGCTTTACTGTCGATATTAATCATAATCATCCTTTAGTGACTAAAATTTTAAATCAATCTGTTGATAATAAATTTAAAAACGTAGAGTTAGCACAAATAGTTTCATATCCTTTAGGAGGATCTATGCCCTTTCACTTCGATCAGGCTAGAGAAACTACAACTGGAGCGTCAATAACCTTTTTAAATGACAATTTTATTGGGGGAGAGGCTCTAGTTGAGGCTATTAAAATATCTCCAATTAAGGGTAGAACCTATTATTTTGATGGTAGGATGTACAAACATGCTGTATTAAATGTTGTAAAAGGAATAAGACACACTTTGTCTATTTGGTATAAAAATGGCTAAAATTACAATTACTAGATTACCCAACGCAACCCCAGAGTATAATCCTGGACAATTTGATCAATTAGTAAAATTATTAGATCAAATAATATTATTATTAAATACAAACTATCAACAAGATCTCAAAGAAGATTCACAAGCAGAGAGTTTTTTCCTTGGCTAATACATTCAAAAGTGCAATGGTGGACGTCACCTCAACAGATTTAACGACAGTTGTAACTGTACCGACGGCTGATCCTGGTGCTACACCACCAGTTCCACCAACGACAGCTGTAGTAAAATCAATTTTAATATGCAATGACTCTGGTTCTACAACATTAGTTGATTTAGAAGTTGTGAGATCCTCTGCTACTTTTGAAATATTTAAAGCTTTTAGTATAACTACTAATACTACAAAAGATCCGTTGGCCGAGCTCGGTTCAACTTTAGTATTGCAAGAATCTGACGTATTAAAGGTTCAAGCCAACGCAGCTAATCAGGTTCACGTGACTGTCAGTTTTATGGAGGTCACAAAAGGTCAACTTTAAAAAGGAGAAAGCATGGAATTACAATCATTATTTATAACACCAATCTTGATGACTAAAATTGAGGGCCATGGGCACTTGATAGATAGGCTTTATGAAATCAAAGATAAAGACGAAAAAGGCATGCCACGATCAAACATAGGAGGATGGCATAGCCATGATGAATTATACAAAGATGTGGAATTTAAAAGCACCGTTGGAGATATACTGCTAAAAGCTAAAGAGTGTTTTCAACATTTAGATGTTCAGGACGATTACAATCCAGAGATGACAGGTTTATGGGGAATGATTAATCCACCTGGATCAAGAAATAATGTTCATACACACCCTTACAATTACCTCTCAGGTGTTTACTATTTAAAAGTGCCTAAAAAAAGCGGTAATTTAGTGTTTCTGGAGCCTAAACCACAAGCTGAGGTATTATCACCTCCAAAAAAAGAAAAAGCCTCTGTGCACATAGCACATAGTGTTTCTTGGGAGCCAGAGGAGAATAGCTTGATTTTTTTCCCGTCATGGTTACAACATGAAGTACAATATAATAGTTCTAACGAAGATAGAGTTATTTTAAGTTTTAATATAAATTGGAGGAATGATGCCGATAATTACACCAGCTGAACAAATAGGAACTATGACTTTAGAGGACGGTAGAGTAATACCAAGATATAAGGTCAAAACTGAAACAACATTAACTAATATGGACACTGGTCAAGAATATGATTCAGAAGAAGCTATGCAAGCAGACATAGATGATCCAAACACTTCTACAACCGCAGAAAAAATTAAGCGAGATGTAAAAGTATTTGCTCCATCATTAAAAGATATGTTGGGTTCGACTCCTAAGTAGATTTCTTACATTCACAGTCATCACAACAATGACTATTTGAATCTTTTTGATGTTTTTCCATGTCTCTTTCGACAGCTAATAGTCTTTCGTGGTATCTGCTCACCTTGTCAGCAAGGACAGCAATGGCTTTTAAATAATCTTGTTCGCTCATAATATCTCCTGTGATTGTTAATTTTGGTGAGAACCTAATGTAAGCATATTTTTAGTCTTCGCAATAGTATTTTTTAAAATTGTTTTCTTGACATTGCTTTTGTGTTATAAAACTTAAAAAGAAGAATGTATTATACAATTAAACCAAAAGGTAATCGTAGCATAGGATACACATATGTTTGCACTAAAATATTTGACAACATGGGAATACAAAAGATAATTGATTCTTTAGAAAAAGATTGGTTTAAATCAGAGGTAGTGCAATCTGTTACAAATGAGATGAATGATGATTTAACAAAACAAAGAGTAGGTAATGAACAGCCTCTTAAAATTATTGACGAACATTTCCCATACCCACAAATATCAAACTCAATTGCAGAAATAAATTCTGACTATTGGAAATTTGATATTACTGGTTTTGACATGCTTACAGATCAACCTCAAGTGTTTCGTTATGATGTTGGAGGAAAATTTGATTGGCACTTTGACGTAGGTGGATCTTCTCCAACTAGAAAGCTTGGATTTACATTACAATTATCTGATTCAGATGAGTACGAGGGTGGTGATTTAGAATTTTTTGGGCAAGAGTTTGATAAAAGAACAAGAGAGAAAGGCACACTAATTATTTTTCCAAGTTTTGTTTTTCATAGGGTAACAGAAATAACAAAGGGGAGAAGGTTTGCAGTTGTCGGGTGGGCGCACGGACCAACATTTCAATGAGTTTTAAAGAAAATAAATACGAGATTATTAGAAACGCAATAACTGAAGATTTAGCTAATTTTTGTTACGCATATTTATTACAGAAAAGAGAAGTAGTAAAATATTTACATAATAAAGAAATAATAAACGTAAGAAACGGCGAGAGTTTATGGGGTGTTTGGGATGATACTTCCGTTCCTAACACATATGTAAACTACGGCGACATACTTACAGAAACATTGTTAGTAAAATTAAAAACAAAAATGATGGAAATAACAGGTAAAAAATTAGTTCCTTGTTATTCTTTTTTAAGGATTTACAAAAACGGAGATATTTTAAAAAGACATAAAGATAGACCCTCTTGCGAAATTTCTTGCACATTAAATTTAGGAGGAGATGAGTGGCCAATAAATTTAGATCCTAGCGAAGGAACTGACAAAAAGGGTATAAAAGTATTTTTAAATCCAGGCGATATGTTAGTTTATAGTGGCTGCGATTTGGAACATTGGAGAGAGCCTTTTCAAGGTCAAGACTGTTGTCAAACTTTTTTACATTATAATGATATGAACGGTCCTTTTAAAGATTTAAACAAGTATGACGGTAGGCCTATGTTAGGTTTACCATGGTTTTTAAGTAATAATAATACTAAAATGTGAAAGACTTTAAGGAGCGTCAGTTACGCCTGGTTTATCTTGAGCTGCCGCTATAGCTCCATAATCACCATTCATAATTGCAGCATACAAATCCTTACCGTGTTGTTCATTGTCATAAGAGGTTGCATGAAAAGGTGTGTAACCTAACTCTTCAACGTGTTGCCATTTTGCGTCAATTACCAAACCTTTTGCTCTGTTACCACTATCATCTTTTTCATAGTAAAGTATGGTATCACCATTTGAATCTTTTTTTAAAGTGCCATCTGATTCTAAAGCAGGCACAACTAAATATTCGTATCTTGGGTTTTTAGCATCAATTAAAACACAATCCATCATTACCTCCTATGAAATTCTTTGATAAACAGTACCAGCACTATGATTAGCATAACCCATAATTCTTAAAGTACCACTTGGTCTTGGATTTGGGTTTGTAATGTTATTGTTTGTATTAGAATATCTAACTGCAGAGCCACCTTGTGTACTACCTGGGTTAACATTGTTGTTGTCAGGAAGTCCTAATAAAAATACTCCTACTGTATCTGCATCACTAAACGTTGCTGCAGGTAAATCGGTTAGGGAAGATCCGTTAATTGCTGGTAAATTTCCTGTAAGCTTAGTTGCATCTAAGGTTTGTGTTCCAGTTACCGTTGTTCCACCTACTATTAAAGCCATTACTCTATCTCCTCTAATTTAAATTTATATTTTTTACCATTTAATCTATTCAAGATAAAGAGATTTTCGTCACCCTCTTGAATAGTCCAATGACCTGCTGTGCCGTCAACTTCATTTTTTCTAGTTCTAGTGTTATTTAAGTTTAAGTCACCAGTATATATGTCTCTCCATTGTTTTGTTGAAGATCCTAAATCATGAGTATCGTCAGCTGCTGGTAAAATTGTTCCACCAAACTCTGCTCCTGAAACAAAAGTTGCAAATCCACCATCACTACCATCTAGTGTTAACATAGTTATATCTGCGGTATTATCTGTACCCTTGAATACTATGTCAGTATCATTGCCTTGTGCGTCTATAATTATATTTCCAGACGTAGTAGCTAAAGTTGATTCAGCGTCACCTGTAGCAATATCATCTAATGCAGTGGTTGTTGAGACTGTTGCAAAAGATAAAGTACCAGTGCCGTTTGTTTTTAAAAATTGATCTGCAGATCCATCACTTGTAGGCAGTGTCATAGAAGTAGTTCCAAAACCTATTGCGTCCATACGCACAGTTCCATCAAAAAATGCGTCTTTAAATTCTAAAGACGAGGTTCCAAGATCAATGTCGTTTGTTGTAGACGGAGATAAGGCTCCGTCTGAAAGTGTTAATTGATTTGCATTTGCAACTTTGAATGTAATTACATCATCAGAAGCTGCTGAGATAGTTGTATCAGCATCGGCGTCTAATGTAAGTGTTTGACCATTTAAATCTACAGGCGCTGTTACAGTGCCTGGTGAAGCAAAAACATCAAACCAATCAGTTCCGTTTGTTGCTACTAATCTTGTAGCCCCGTTTTCAATTGAAATAGTGTTACCTGACGCTCCTAGTCTGCAAGTCATCGCATATGGACCAGAAGATCCAGAATCAGTTGTAGCGTTTGTGATTAAATAAACTTTTTGTGTAGCTGGGAATTGTGCTATTCTTACTGCACCATGTGCACCAGTTAATCTTATATGTGCATTTCTGGCTTGGTTGTTTGCTTGAGTTTGTGGTCCATCGTTATTTGTTAGTGTTGTAACTGCAGCATCCCCACAAGCCACATTTACTGTACCAGCAATAGAAAATTCTAACGATTGGGAAAAATTGTTATTAGTGATAGTACCCCAAGTTCCTGAATTTTCACCAGTGCCTTGTAGCTCTATTCTCAAACTTGTCGAATACGTCGAACTCATAATATCTCCTATATAAAGTTATAAATTAAAGTTTGTCAAAACTTTTATGCAGCTTTGTGAACTTCTGTCCAACTTATATCGCTGTTTGAGTCATCTACTTCTGACCAAAAAGTCCCTTGTAGAGTGCCAGTGCTAATTGTAGCAGAAACTCCTGTAAGTGTCAAAGTCGAAGTTCCAGTAACTGTTAAAGTTCCTATGTTTGATAAAGTGCTTACACCCGTAAATGCATACGCTGAAGACTGACTTTCTTCGCCAAGTGAGGAAGTTAAAGCATTACCAGACGCTGCCACAGAAACAGATCCTACAAAATCTATCTGACCAATTGAACTTGTTAGTCCGCTCGCAGAAAAAGCGTTTGCATCAGATGAAGGAGTGTTTGCCTGACCACCCATTCCAGAGTGATTAATACAATAGTAATATAAAGTAGGAGCACCAGAGGCTACAGTAATTTCAGTGTATGCTCCAGCTGTTCCAGACGTCCCTACTACGGTTACTCCTGTCGTATATTCACTGCCACCTGCATGCGTTCCATCAGAAGTTTCAGAAAATTTTAAACGATGTGTATCATTAGATCCATCAGATTGATCAAATCTATATGTATTGCCCTCTGCTAATTCTAAAGTAGGCTGTGGAACACCGTCTATAGCATAAATATTAGCTGTATTAGCTGCGTTTCTAACTACTGTAACAGTTTTAGTTATAAATCCACCAACACCTACGACATTAACATCTGTAGATGCGACTTCAGTTCCAAGAGATGCTGTGTTTGATACACCAGTTGGGCTAACGATAGCGTTACCTGTTACAACTTCTGTACCAAGACTTGCAGTAATAGCATTACCTGGTGGAAAAGCTGTTTTACCTATTTCTACAGATGCTGTGCCTATTGATATATCTAATTCAGGTTCACTTGCCGCTACAACAGTTATTTGTGAATCACCAGATATAGAAAAAGTTCCTATGGAAGATGTTAAAGCTAAAGTGCCAGCTTCAGCCATAGATCCTATTTGACCTGTAGTAGATGTTAGATTAACACCTGTTGGTGTTATATTTACATCAGCTGTAGCAACTCCTGTGCCAACTGAAGATGTTAAAGAGTTTCCAGTAAAGGCGTATTCAGATTCTAATATATTCCAAAGATTATCACTCCATCCAATAATTTGTCCTGTGCTTTGATTTGCACCACGACCCCAACCTGATTGTGCAACACCCGTAGCTGATTCATCACCTTGCTGTGCTTGTAAACCTATGCCCGTCGCTGTAACAGCTGAAGATCCTGTAACTGTTTCTGTTCCTAATGAAGCGGCAATATTATTGCCTGATGGTGTAACCTCTGCAACGCCTACTGCTACTGCAGTCCCAAGAGACGCAGTTGTGCCTATCCCCGAAAGGGTAATATTACAATCACCTGTAGGTGAAAGCGATCCTGGAGAAGAAGAGAGGCCATTCCCTGTAGCACTTACAGGCGCAAAGCTATTCCATGCGCCTGAGTTCCAAGTCTGTCGGCCCCATCCTTGAAGAGAGGCCATTTTCTATCTCCTATGCTATTCTAAGTATTGCAGCAGTTGCTTCAGCAGCTGGAAACGTTATTGTAAACGTGCCAGAAGTAGAAGTTTTTACCGCTCCAAAATCCAAAACACATACAGCGGCATTTGTAGTTAAACCAGATACAGTTGAACTATTATAAATAACAGCAGCTTGTGCTGAAATAGTTGCACTTGTAAAAGATATATCTGCAAAGTCACATACAGCAGTATCACTTGATAAAGTTGGTGTTACAGATGTAAGTGCTCCTCCACCTTCTGCGTAAGTGCCTGATGCACTAACCTCGTCAGTTTGTTGGAAAGCAGTTGTTGATTTGCTTAAAGTTGCTTCGTTGTCGTATAGCGCTAGTTTAAAAGTGTTCCCCGTCGTAGCCGTAAAATTGTGTAGGCCTTTCAGGATCTCCACTTTAAAACTGTTACATACAGCTTGAGTAATTGCCATAATAATCTCCTATGGGTTCCTTGATTCGAGAGGGATACGAATAACGCCGTCCCGAAATTCGTCTCTACGGTCACGCCCCATCTCATATGTGGCAAGAGCCTGTACAGACTGATTATACATTTTATCGTAGTAT